GTTTCATACTAATAAAGATTCTTAGCCTCATTCTCTGCTAATCGTAAAGCTGTATTCAACGCACTCATGGTCTTTTCAATACTCTTGAGTTTCATCTTGAGTATAGTCATTTGCACACCCTTTGGGGTTCTATCAAACGCTTTCTGACAGGCGTTATCGCTCTTATGATTATCACGCTCCACATGGAAGTAATCTGCTTGAAACTTTACGAGTTTTGCAAAGTCTCCACTATATCTTGAGTATTCTTCAGCTAGGACGATGCGTTCATCTGCCATCTGATGAGGTGTCTTCATACTAGAAAACCATATTACTCATTGCTTCGTGATCTTCTGCGGTCATTTCCTTGCCAAATAACTTTATATTGGTTTCGTTGTTGATCTTCTCCAAGTCTGTTTTAGGTTCGTATGCTCCTGCTTTTGCAATAAGAGCGTTGAGTTCATCTTCTTGCACGATGACGTATGCAGGATATGTACCTTTTTCAGACTTATATTCGTTTTTCATTGATCCTGACAAGAATTTACCCTTAGAGCCGTCTTTTGTCCATAAAGAAGCTACAGTTACTTTGTTTTCAAAGTTTGCTTCACTTGCTACTACATCGTGTGTAGGTTTATTACCCTCTACGTTGTCTTTTTTGAATACTGAGATATTTTTATAGATTTTCATAGTTAGAATACGTCTTCGTTAGTAATTTTGCCATTTGTATCTGTCTTAAATGGCTCTATATCGCTCTGTGAGGCTTTTATAGGCATTTTCTTAGTACTTGCGTGGTTTGCATCGTCATCCTCTGATTGGAGCAGGAAAAGCGATTGTAGAGCGTATCGACGGTAGTAGGTGATAGCACTTCCCATTTTCTGAGGGTCTTGGAGGTCTGGTAGTGGAACAACACTGTGACAAATTTCTTTTTCACCGTCCATGACAATAGTCGCTAGAGCAGCCTTATTATCTACAGTCCCCAATGGTTGAATGACAGTAATTCCATATTTCTCAAGTAAAGGTTGTAATTGAGCAATCAAGCTGTTGATGTCGAAGTACTTTGACTTAAAGAAAGGGTTTTCCTCTGTCTTTGAGAGTGCTCCTATTTCTGATTGTATGCGAAGTATTTTATCCATATTATTTGTTTTCTAAGTCTTCTATTAAGAGTTCAAGTGTTGGAATAAGTCCATCTCGTTCCATTTCCTGCTTTTTGTTTTTCAGATAGTCGAGGAGTACTGGTCTGAATAGTTCCCACATTTTTTGATTATCCATTAGAGTAACTCGTCTATTTCTTCATTGGTCATCTCGTGAACAGTTGTGCGGATGTATGGAGTACTTCCTGTAATGATTGGTTCATTCATAAACTGCTCCTCTCCTTCAATACGTTCTTGTTCTGTATCTTGTGATGCTTGATTTGATTTTGACATGTTTTTGTATTGGTTATTTATGAGCCCTTAGCTAACGGTTACTTTCGTAACGAACATACGGTGTGTGCACACTTTCTCCGTATCGCCAGCTAGAGACTCACAAATTGTTAATAATCAAGATTCACTGGAGGGGAAACGAGTTACAGACTAGCTTAAGCTCGGCGTGAGACATTATCCCATGATTAGCTGTATCTCAAATGTCGTAGATTCCCCCTGCAATGAACCTTATATATACTATAGCGTACTGTCGTGATTATTGCAACAGTTTAACACAATCAGTTGGGGATAACTTCCTGTATGTTCTATGAGGTGAGCTAATCCTCTATTTGATCAATAATACGCATAGCCTGTCGTATACCCATCATAAATCCATTTTTATATTCATTAGTTATTTCGTGAATATCTTTATCGAAATTTCTATCACACCACTTAAGCTCGGCATCAAGGGCTTTAATTACATGTACTAATTCTTGCTATTTTCTTCCATGCTTTTTCCGATAGTTTTTCATTCTCCAAAGCTAGCATGTACAAGGTAACTATTCTTTCTGCTTTCATTTTTTGTATACTCTCCTATTAGCGCTTTTAATATAGTAACTCACTGAACCAGGGTGCTTGATATTTAGTTTCCGTTGTATCTCTCTTATACCAAATCCTTTTTTATACAGTGCCAGAATCTTACCTTTCTGGTCGAAAGTAATCTGATTTACTGGCTTTTTAACCATAACTTTTCCTTTTCCATTACAGCAGATACATAACCTATATTCATTCATATCCTATTCTATATTATTTGATAATGTGTTGTGTAATAATTAGTTCAGCTATACCCCTACCCTTTTTACCTGAAAGGCACTGACGACGATGTGATGATAAGAGTGATACTCGACCAAGTGGAGACTTACTAATTACAGTCATTACTCCTTTTCCTATAATCGTTAGGGTGAACGATAGGTTTAACTTTCCAAGTCATTTGTTATTTTAAAATCCCGCGCTCATCAGGCTGGCGGACGAAAGGGTAAAACGCAACCCGCCAGTATACAAGAACGCGCGATTATAAATAACTTTTTCGGTTTGTATTTTTCAAGTCGTAACCAAAGTAAAGCGACTTCTCTATATCAATTTGTTACCCGAAACACAAAGAGACTTCCACCAAAACCCTTGCGAAGTTTGATGAGAGTCTCTTCATGTGCAAGGGTATTTACATTATAGCACCCCTATTGGAATGTCAACAAGTACTTTATCCACAGGTAGTTTTCCTGCAGACAATATATATGCTATGACATTTCCTTTTCGGTGACCTATTGATCGGGCGTTACTAATCATTTCTCGTATGTCTACTTGTTTGCTTTTATTGAACCGCTTGTACCACTGATAGCTATCCTCTGCGTATGGGGTGAGGTATTTTTGATGTTCTGGGAGCTTTGCTTTTCTGAACAGTTCCTTGCCGTTTGTATAGGATTCCTTGTTTTTAAGTGTTTCAGGATGATGTAGTCGGAGATATGCATAGCAACGCTTTTTGTTTTTCCAATAATACTCTTTATTACATGCTTTCAGATACTGTTGATAGAGTTCGTTGAGCAAGTCTTTTCTCGTATTCTGCTTTTTTACGGGCAGTTCGCTTTGCGTTTGATAGTCGTTCAGAGAGCCAGATACATTTAGAACAGACAAACACACGTCTAGATCGAGTAGGTCTGTAGTATTCAACTCCGCACTTTTGGCAACTATGTACATACACAACTAAGTATATCGTGTATTTATTGAAAGCAAGTGTGGATAAGTCAGAACAACAAAAGAGCTAGCCCCGAAAGGCCAGCTCTAATGTTTCCTCTCCCATTGCTGGGGTTGGATGTTCAGTATAACAAGTACGATATAGATGTCAACGTAAAAGCCCCAAGAACATGAAAAACTGGGGCCTCTACGTTTATTAGGTTTAGTGTCTATGATAACACTGGTCATATCTTATAACGAAAAAAACCCGAGCGCAATAGTCTATTGTGGTCGCTGGGTTTTATATCGGAGGCTAGAATATGAAATATGAAGTGGATTTTTTAGTCAGTACCAAATGAACAGGCTCTCAAATGTCCTCATCTCACCCGAGAGATATTCTATTATGACACGTCTATCGTCAACGGCAACCCCACTGGCGTTTTTCTCCATGAGCAAACATATAGGCGGCTACTTGCGCTTGATGCTCGACATTCCAAATATCGGGATTTTCTAAGCCAGCTTTTTGAGCATACCCAATGAATGTAGTTTTTTTGAATTGAAATAATCCATATGCAGGGAGACCATCCACATCTTTAGGATTAAGTGCCTTAGGATTCATTGTAGACTCGCACATCGCTACTCGTAGGAGTGGTTCTGCAGGAGTTGCATAGACAATCGCCTGTTTCACAATAATCTGCTCTACCGTTGGTGGACGGGGAGTAAATGGTTGAGTATATGGAAGTGCATCTGCTATCGAAGTTATTGCAAGCAATAGTCCGAGTGCTAAAAACACTATTTTGAGTAAGGTAGACATGGTATGGGGTAAAGTACCCCACGGACTATTTCTTCTTGTTGACTGCTTGCTTTGATTTTCCAACCAATGCGTCAGAGCGACGATCAACGGTTCCGATAACAACACTTGCTCCAAAGAGTCCTGAGATGATGTTAATCAATCCTGTCCCCTGTTCTGAGGAGATGATATTGAAAAGTACGAGTGCTTGTAATGCGGCGATTATTGTTAATTGTTGAAAGCGTGAAGAGCCAAGTAATGTTTTGATGTTCATATCTAAATGGTAGCACCGTTAGATATCCCGTCAATGGACTTTTCCACATATGCATGTGATAATAAAATAAACCAAAAAAGAGGAGGTATTCAATATCTATTGCTAACCTCAATAATCAAAAAAGCTCCCGTCAAGGCAATGACGGGAGTTCTTTATTGCATATTGCTATAGCTACTGAGTACCCATGCAATGTATGCAACAATAAAGACTAAAAACACAAGGTTCCATTTCTGAATCGTGTTTAGTTTCATAATCTGAAGTTTTAGGTGGAAATAACAATTTCTTCAGAAGCACATGTTTCGTGGAGTTTGTCACTATCGAGAATAGCATTGCAGTGGGAGCATCGAGTGATGAAGTGGAGGTGCGCGCAGACAGATTGCTTTCGTCGGATTCTATCCTCCTCGGTTTCGTAAAAATCTGCTGTTCTCGGTATTCTGATCATAGATTAAATAACTTCCATTCGTCAGCTCGTCGTCGAACTAACCCTTTAATAACCTTTCCTCCCGCCTTATTCCATGAAGTAAAGTTGTCCGCACTAACAGGTTTCTTTGCGTTGAGGTTTTTGAGTAAATTAGATTTCTGGAAGTTTCCCACCCCAATATTATAGGTCAATGAACAGATCGCATCATACTGGTTCTGAGTGAGCGGTACCTTGATGTTTTTGTTCATAAAGGTACAAACCCCTAAGATAGACTTTTGAAGCAGTTGTAGGGCATTCTGGAGCGTTATAGGGGGTGTTTTAGCAGTCACTCGCTTGCCACTAAGGTCATAAATAGAGCCATACCCGATCGTCCACTTTCCTGCGCTATCGGTATAGGGCGAGAGGCGGAGACCTTCAAAGGTTGAGATAAACTCCACACCACTTGAGCTAATGGTAGTTGCGTCGAGTTTGACAGGGTTGTAGTTAGGCCATAATAGTTTCATGTATGGCGTGAGTATCTTCCAACACTGTGCAAAGTTCCCATCTGGGTGGTTCCAGTCGTCATTCTTATAATAAGTATCCATGATCTGATTGATCTGGGTTTTGATACCAAACTTCGTTTCAAGTGTCCATGCAAGGCCGTGCATGAGTTCATGGGCAATAGCCTTAGAGAGCCATCTTCCTTTGTCTGTATCTTCTTCAATGCCACAAGGAATAATCCCCGCGACGAGTCCAGCTCTGACGGGATTTGTATAGCAGTCGTGGCGTTTCTCGAGATTAGGTGCGTAGTTCAAAAAGGCAAAATCAAAGTCCTTTATAGTAGATGTATAGGTACCCATGTCCTTTATACGGACGTCTACTGTCTTATATTCAAGGTTAAACGGTGCGCCATGGTCAACCATGTACTTAAGGGCTTCATTGTAGTTGTCCTTTATATCGATGCGTACATCAGGTTGTATGAGTGCAAGTATTTTCATGTTATTTGAGATGATCTTGTACCCCCTTATCGATAAGGGTAGTTATTTCTTGGTGGACAATCTGGCGAAGTGCAAGCCACCCGAACACTCCCAAGGCAGCGAATATCCCCAATGCCCACCATTTATAGTTCTCATGGGAGAGAACGACCTTTTTCACATCATCGTAGTCAGCGATCTTATCTTCTATTTTTGCCATTCTCCCGTTATGGCGTGTAGTTTGCTCCTCAATACGACAGAGAATAGTGTCTTGTTTGTCTAACCGCTTATTGAGGTCTCCAAAAAAGTGTTCTAGCTCTCTATTACTGTACGGGGAATCTTTCGGCATGTTATGTAAAGCGACTGCCGAGCGTCTTTGGTTGATTCATTTTCGGCTTAGGTTTTTCCTTACTCATACGAGACAGAACAATCTGTTTCGAGATTGGAAGTTTCTTTTTGATTGTTGTCTGTATTGACATAAAATTATTATACAAGGTTATTATTATGCGGCAAAGTATTGAATGGTTCCCCACAAGACACGAGCTGCCACTGAGGTACTTTGTATTTTAATGTCGTAGCCATTGTTTGCTGCGTTTATCATCAATGACACACGGCCCATGACGCTTGGATCAGTTGTTTTCTGTGTACCGATGTATCCACATCCCATATAGAGGAACTCGTTTGCTGATGCTCCAACCGATGCGATCGTAAGCGGAGCTGGCATATCTGAAGGAAGTGCGAATCTCGCAGCAGCAACGGTTGCACCTGGAGTGGTGTAGTTCATGTAGAAGTTCATCGTGACTAATTTACCTACCTGTGTCCATGTGTACTGATTTGAAATGTTGCTTGAAGGGGCTGTACCTGCAGTAAAGGTTGGTGTAGGGAGTGTCTGTGCAGTCAATCCGTCGTCACGCCATGTCTTGGCCACAGCAGTAGCGGTGGCGTTAGTGCCGTTGGCATACATGCTTCGAGCAGCGAATTGGTCAGATAGATAGGTCCCTGTATCAACTGAAAGGGTCCCGTCTCCACCAGATGTTTTGACAAAGCCATTCGTCGTAAGGTTTGCGAGTTTCGCAATCGTCGGAGTGGTGATGGTAGGGCTTGTCGCCATGACAACTGCAGTTCCTGTACCTTGGAGTGTATATTCACCCACCACACCAGAGTTGTTGTATAAAATTCGTGTGTTCGTTCCCGAGGTGATGGTAGTAGTACCGATCGTAATCCCTGAACCTCCTGAACCTGTAGACGCCGCAGTAATCAAACCTTTAGCGTTAACGGTAATCGTAGCGTTTGTAAACGTACCTACGTTTGAGTTAACGGTCGCGAGTGTCAGCGCGTTTGTATTGTTTGCAGACCCATCAAATGAGCTACCAGCACTTGTTGCGTCGCCAGTAATCGTTCCGATAGTTCGTGGAGTATCTAATGCAGTAGCCGTAGATGCATTACCAGTGAGTGCTCCCACAAAGGTTGTAGAGGTAACGGAGCTAAGACCTGCAAGAGTCGTAGAAGTCGCCCCAAGAGAAATGTTCGTAGAACCGATGGTAAGTGATGAGTTTGCAAGGTTTGCATTCGCAATAGCGGTGCCGTTCCATACACCTGTGGTGATCGTACCGAGTGTCGTGATGGAGTTTTGACCAACGTAAGTAGACGCGATATCAATTACAGGTGTCGCTCCACCTGTTGAGGTTATGCGGTTTGCTGTACCTGACACTGAGCTTACTCCTCCGCCCGATGGGGCCACCCATGAGGTAACACCCGCACCATCAGTTTGCAACACATAGGTATTGGTACCGTTGTTAGCAGGAAGTTGGAATACTGTACCTGTACCCGCGGCCGCAGCGACTTTAAGGATAACCTCCCCACTAGTTGCACCGTTGAGTTTCAACTGCCCACCAGTACCTCCGTTTGTTCCTGATGATAGTACTCCTGTAGCAGTAAGACTTGTTCCTGAAGCTACACCAATGTCAGGAGCACTTAGTGATGGGGAGTTTTTAAGAACTACCACGGTTCCCGTACCAGTTACGGTGTATTCACCAAGTACGCCAAGGTTGTTGTAGAGGATGTTTGTATCTGAACCACCTGTAATGGTAGTAGTACCGACTACAAGAGAACCAGAGCCTCCTGCAGGAACCCATGAGGTTTGGCCAGATCCGTCTGTCTGTAGAACATACCCACTTGTACCAGCATCGTCGGGGAATTGAAAAATCCACGGAGTAAGTGACCCACTTACTGTTATCCCAAGAGTGGCGTTAGTTCCGTTGTTTGATGAGAGCGCAAGTGTTCCTGATGCCACTGTTTCAATACCAAGTGTAAGAGTAGGGCTGCTTTCACTGAGTACCATGCGAAGGTTATTTTGGTCGAGACCTCCCGTTGACCATCGAATAGTATGGGATTTTTGAGTAGCAAAGTTTACGCTTCCACCGTTGACATAGAAGTATCCATCGTTCGGACCCCCCAGGGCGTAATCATTACTAATCGTATTGTCGTAGGTGGAGGAGTTAATTCCCATATTTCCATAGTGACCACCAAGTACAGTTCCATCGTCAGCATCATTTGCCACCACCACGTCTGCAGTTGCCTGGTCTCCAGAGTTTCTGTTTACCGAGTTCGCGGCTATATAACTGTTGTCATCGCCACTTACTACAAGCGGGTCGTTTGTAGAGCCATCGAGCGGGGTCGCAATACCTCCGAGCAACAACTGCGGGAGTGTGTCATCAAAAAGAAATGCACCGCTTTGTGCAAGTCTATTCGTAGTGTCCATGTAGAGGACTACATTTGGATTACTACCACCCACACCATCCCCGATAGAAATACCCCCTGCCCCTGAGGAATCGAAGGTTACATTTCCAAGACCATCGTCAGTGATGGTCATATTCGTCCCTGCTACGAGGTTAAGAAGGGTTTGGTCGCCATTTAATACCCCATTTGTCTCAAGGGTTATATCGCCTCCTCCACCACTACCCGAGCCGTTATTTAAGCGGACCATACTACAGTTTCAGTCGCCTTAGAAAAGGCTTCTTTTGCTGTCTGGATAGCACGTTGATCCTCTAAGAGCTGGTTAGTTTGTAATGTGAACTCTGCAATCTTCTTCTCGAGGTCTGCTTCTTTTTTCCCAATGACGGATTCTCTGTCGGTGAGCTCACTTGATTTTTTTGCACCACTTGATTCAAGGTCGGTAATTTTCTGTGTAGTTGTAGCGAGGATAGCTGCTAGTTGAGAAATTTCTTTTTCTATGGAATCTTTTTGTTCACTGAGGTTCTGTACTGCCTCTGTAGCTTCAACAAGAAGTTGCTCTTGGTATTCACGTTCCTTGATAAACTGCTCGCATTGCATACGAGTCACTTTGAGGTTCTTGCTTGCAATAGAGGTTTCGTTTTGAAGATTCGCAAGTTGTGCTTGTGATACTTCTATAGCCTTGTGCTGTTCTGGAGTGAGCACGACATTAGGTTCGTCAGGATTCTTAATCATAGTTAGTTTGGTGCGGTTAGTGTTCCTGGGCCAATCTCAAGAACAGTGTATCTTGGAGAAGTACCTGCAACAGTGATGACACCTGTATAGATAACTCCTTCTTCCATGCCCACAGTACCGCCTGTACCGTCGTCATTAGCAGTACCTGCCTTGAGTACAAAGTGAAATACACTTGTTGATGCCCCTGTTCCAAGGAGTACAAAGAGAGGATTCTGCCCGAGGTTCTGAATGTTCCAGACAATACGTTTCGGGTTTGCTGCGAGAGCGGTAGTTGAGCTTGCAATTGATGGAGTGTTTGATGCTTGAGTTTGGTATACGATATTCATACTACAAGAATACGGTATCGGTATTACCGATGATATGGGGAAAACTTAGCCCGATATTCGGCGTAGGACATTCCTGTGTTAATTTTCTCTCCATCTACCTCTTTCCAGTTACCTTCCTCTTTAGGATTAAGCTCTATAAGAATATGGTTGACGATACGGCTTGGATTGAAAACTTCATTTGAGTTTTTCTTGTAAATAGTTTTAGTTGGGAATATTTGGTACTTGCGACATTGGTATCTCAGAGAGGTTCTGTCGCACCCATATAGATCTGAAAGGGCCACAAAAGTCCACCCTGCTTTTCGCAACATCAGCATTTCAAATAGTAGCTCTGGATTTTTGGAGATAAAATTGTATGTCTTTCTCACGTTGACTTAGTATACAATAGGTGGTATAGATTGTATATATGTGGATATTATTTTTGATACTACTTGGCACCAACGTACTCATTGATTGGGCTTTCGAGGCTTAATCAATCACACGATGTACAGCTCCCCCTACCTTATCTCCAAGGAGTTTTAGCAGTGCTATCTGGGAAACGGTTTTTACACCACCCTTCAAAAGTCTCGAGATAATACCTTTTTTCTCTATTGCTGTAGGATTGAGTTCTTTCAGTGCTTTAAGTAGTAATTGTTCCTTTTTACCACCAGCTTCTTTTATAGACATTTCCTTCAATGTATTCTCAAGAGTCATAATGGCTTCTTGTCGAGTAAGGTTTGCTGCGGTTTCACCTTTACCCACTGCGGTCTCAAGTGTTTTTACCACAGTTGGATTTTTAAGAGCGGATGATTTAGATAATAGTTTTCCAAGTAATCCACCACCTGCCGCAAGTCCTACAACAGCTCCTCCAGTCTTTACACCAGCTTTTGCAACTTCCTCAACCGATGGTTGTGTAGTGTCATAGTATTGAGAATTATCTTGTCCACCAAATGCGCCTTTTACTTTCTGTGCATAGTATCCAAGATTTGTACCAAGTGACTCACCTAGTGTATTTGCCCCACCTCCTGTAAGGGCATTACCTATACCTTGAATAGCACCACTCGCTCCATGACCGATAGCCCCGAGGATGTTTCCTTGTCCGAGGTCTTGGCTTGCTTTTGAAAACTGTGATTGACTTGGCGTTTGAGATACGGCTGGATTGTCGGTACTTTGAATAATCTGGTCTCTAGTAAGGTCAGCGCCACCAGAACTTTGGGGTCCAGTATTCCCTGTGTATTCTTGGTAGTACTTTGCAACACTATCAACGTACCCTTTTACGTCATGCTTAACTCCTTGTTCAGCGTTATATCCTGGCTTTTGAGTTAAGTATGCATCGGGATCGCCAGAGTTCCATTTGGAAGCAATTTGTGCAGGTTTAAGGCCAAGTCCACCTTTCTCAATAGGTGTCCCCCATTTCTCAACTGTTTTATACGCTACACGATCTTGATTTTCAGGAGAAAAGTCGTTACCGTCCGCACCAACACCAGCAGCAAATTCTCTAAAGTTTGCAGGAATTTCATTTTGAGCCAATGGCTTTTTGTTGTTCCACTGATACGCGCCTTTTGAATGGCCGTTGTCTCCGACCTTATCGTACTTTCCACCAGACTCTTGATTCCCAATAGCTTTTGTAAGCGCAATAATTGAAGGGTCAAGTTGTTCTTGTTGTGGATTCATAGATTAGAAGAAACTACCGAACATACTACCACCAGATCCACCTGAACCCCCTGATGAGTTTCCTGTTTGTCCGAGGTATTGCTGATAACTGCTTTGCTTTCGAGCAAGGTTTTGTTTTACTGTCTGCTGAGCTTGCTGAACAGTTTGCATAGTTGCATTGTTAGGGTCAATCGGAGCTTCGCCTTGTGCTTGTAATAGTTGGTTCAACGAAGTGATCGCTTGATTAAACCCAATGACTGCGGGATTAGTGAGGAAGTTTTGACCAAACCGAGCTTGAAACCCAGTGAGGATAGGGGAGCTTCCTGTGAGACCTGCTTGCTGTGCGTAATTTGCAATAGCACTAAATTGATTATCAATAGCGGGAGCATCACGTTGAATGTTATTAAACGCAGTCTGTGCCTCCTGTGCTGACTGAATATTTGAGAGTGCTGTTGGGCCTGAACCATACTGTCCACCACCTACAGACCCGTATGAGTTAGTTACAGGGTTGAACTGAGCAGATGTATAACTAGGAAATTGTGGTGCTGCCATACTAGCTGCACTTCCAATAGCACCCTGCTGTTGTGACTGCTGGTTACCTGCTATTCCTGCAGCAGATGTAAGCCCTGCTTGTTGTTGACCACGCTGTGTCAGAAGATTACCCAGAATACCTTGAAGTTGTGCTTCCTTTTGTGCTTGTGCTTGCTGGAGTACTTGTCCACGACCCTGTTGAAATTCAAGAGGAATTGCATCGGTACGGATAGCTGCCTGAGCATCGGTGTTGATACCGATCTGCTTTGCGAGGTTCTTGCGAGCCATATCAATATCAGAGGTGTCAGTCGACATCTTTTGGAGTTGGTCACGAGCACCTGTTGCAGCCTGTTGGTACTGACTATTCCCTTGATTAGCCAATCCTGTCACTAATTGCCCGTATAGACCGTTATTTACAGTGTAAGGGGAAGATACCCCACTTTGTGCTCCACTCGTCGTAGCGGGGCTTGTAGGAGCTGTAGGGGTTGGTGTAGGTGCTGTTTGTGTAGTGGTAGAGCCTGAATTTCCTGATTTCTGATATTGTTGAGCAAGTGCACCTAATTGAGCCCGATCAGTGATACCTGCGGATGCTTGGGCAAATGTTTTCCCACCCATCATCGGAGCGTTTCCACTTGTGCCATTTGCGGTACTAGAAGTAGTAGAAGGTTTAGATGTAGTTTTGCTATCTTTTGTTGAAATAGTATTAGTAGTAGTAGGAGTAGCAGGTCCTTGTGCTTGAACGCCAACAGGATTGCTAAATGCACCTGTATTGGTGTTCATTTTTGGTTTTAAGATTTTTGAAAGTAATGACATGTTAGTTTCCTGTTAGGTTAGATTGAAAAAGGTTAGGGTTAAAAATTGGTGTTTGGGTATCAGGAAGTATGACACTTGTTGTCTTGCTGCCAAATTCATCATTCAGTGCATCAAAGCCCCTGTCATAGAGATTCTGATAGAGTTCTGCTCGTTTAGCATCAGGGAATCGAGTCGTGTAGTAAATATACCCCATGCGGTACAACGGGAGATCTTGGTAATCTTCAGGAAGTAGTGGAACTTCACCAATGGTAAATGCAGCCCCTGCCACTGATGCACCTGAGTATGGGTTTTTCAACACAAGTACTGTTGCACTCGTAACTGAATTGATTTGGTACCACTGGTTATCTCCGTTAGCACTGTTTGTGTTTGAGTGGGGGATACGGATCCACTGCCCAATCATCCAGTCTTTAAATGCGGCACCTGCAGCAGTGACAGTCGTGGTATTAGTGGTAATAGATACTGTAGTTGCTGCGGTCGTATTTGTCACATCGGGCATTGAGAGGTCAATAGTCCGAATCTTGTAGTTCATCGTGATTGTGTTTCCTGTTGATGCAGGAACAGGCCACAGACCTACTTGACCGTTATACACAAAGAAAAACGACGGGTAGTCTTGATTGAATGTCTGTGTATTCAAATAGTCCCAATATTCTCGACTTGGACATTCTTTAGGTTGCCACAATGTTGATCCAATAAAGACCGTAACATTGATAAGTTTTTTTACTTGAGGCGGAAGATTATAGAAGGATTGACCACCAACGGTTGTCGTGGTGTAACTTCGTTCATTAAAATAGAACTTCGTCGTAAGGTATCGAAGAGATTGATTGAGTTCATCCATTGACCAGTTAAGGTTTTCAGGAAGGAGGTTATTGGTTATTCTCCCAATATCACCGTCTGAGTATGCTGGAGTAGCAGTGGAAGTACCATAGTAGGAGGTATAGGTTCTCATAGTGTATATAGTAGTGGACGATAGACTGTGTCGATATGGGGAAAACTTACGTTACATTGAACGCTCCTTGTATCTTTACATTAGATCCTACCAGCACATCGAGGGTCACTACCCCCAGTTGGTTGTTGTAAGAAACCAATTGAACTAATGCAAACGGAGTAGACGTGTCATCAAGAGAATAGACAAAGAACCCCGTGGAGTTGTTCCCTGCATCTGTATTGGTTCCAACCCTATTCTTTGTTAAATCACTAGAATCTACATACATATAGTTAGATGACTGCATAAACGGTTTACCTGGCCCCGAGGTACTAATAACAATTGGAGGTGTGGTATCAACAACCTTTGCACAGGTTCCAAAATTTACCTCACCATTTATAATTGCTCGTTTTGTTGCAGGGCTTCCGTCAGCATTATTTGCCGCAAATCCAATAAACGATATCCTTGTGGGATTAAATATCCCTCCTATTGTAACTGTTTCTGTTGCATCAAGTACCATAAGTGCTGTATATTTTGAGCCCTGAATGATGTCTTTTTGGTTAATCCGATTTGCATCAACTCCTGTATGGGTATGTGTCGGTACTGTTGCAACACCATATCGAGTGCCCTTATCAGCATAGACTTGCTGTGCAATTTGCCGTGCTTCATTTTGTACAAGCATCTGTATTTTTGAGTAGATATTGATTGGGTCTTCCATATTATTCTCGAAGTCTTATTTCAAGGAGAGGAACGTATGATGGATTTGTTGTGTTGTAAAGCTCAAGTACTTCTGCTGTGGTAAGGGCTTTAGTCCAGTACCCACATTCATCGAGTGCGCCTTCATAGTAATCTGTTCCTGAATTTCCCATGAACATAGTTGTTCCCCCAAAGTTACCTGTAAATGTTGCAGTTGAAGTATCGACCAAGACAGTATCAACATATAGCGATACTGCAGATGCTGTCTTTACTAAAGCAATGAAGTGCCACTCACCGTCATTGAGAATCGTATTGTTTTCAACTAATGCTTCAATACCATCACTGTCCGTCAATTGGCCTTTGATGCCCATATTTGAATCTAGTGCATTGAGTGAGAATCTAAACCCTACATTACTTGAATACGGATAGGTTATAGCGCTTCCTGAGTTGTACAAGCTAAGGATTTCAGCACTGGTCAATTCTTTCGACCAATATCCAAATTCATCTATTGTCCCGTCAAAGAAAGGTACCCCACCCTGTCCTCCTACATTAAGGATGCGTGGTGGATCAGTCATTGTCACCGCACTGTCGTCGTCCTTTGTGAGTGTTTCTGCTACTCCATTGACGTACAAAATGAGATTTGTGCCATCCCACGAAACAGCAAGGTGGTAAAAGACCCCTGTGGTGAAAACAGTGTTTCCATGGTAATCCTTATAGTTTGCTACTCCAGAGTTGATGACAACACGAAACTGATCGGCAGCATTCTTGAGGAGTGATATTTGGTTAAACGTGCCAGGAGCAGTGTCCCATGCAAGTATATAAATACCAGTACCAAGACTATTGAATTTTGCCCAACATGATACTGTCCATATATTCGATATACCAATGGTTTCTGATGCTCTACTGAGATACTGAGTCGTTCCATTAAAAATGGCTCCGTTGTTTATGATCCCAGGACCGTATGTAGTTGTACCGTTATTCGTAAGTGTACGAGAACCAACACTATCACTTGCATTTCCGCTTGTTTCATCAAGTTTCCAATACGCAACAATATCATTATCAAGTGCTGAATCGTTTTTAAATCCGTATATCGGTTTTTCAGCATTTTGTGTGGTTTTAATCCATCCCGTAATTGAGGCATTAGTTGAGATTGTCGTTGATGTTCCTTCGACAATCTCACTCGTCGTACCATTAAATCCTGCACCTTCGAGGATAACTCCATTGCTCGTCGAGTAACTAATCGAAGTATCAGTACCATCTAAACCTCCCACAACATCCACAGCATCGCCGTCGAGAGGGTAATACCGAGCAAGACTTGTTAGAAGGCCTGCACTAAATTCATCGTAAGGAAGTCCTTGGGTTTCAGGAACACCTGTATATTGAGCTCGCAACTGAAGCCACTGAAGGTTTGAAAAGTTAGGGGTGTACACATCAGAAAGTAACCCATCCGTGGTTGTTTCATCTAGCAGTGTGAAATCATCAGTGAGGTTAGGTCTCCAAGAGAGACTCATCGTTTCTCCTGCTACCAATGGTTTTGCCAACTTAAACTCAAGACTCGTATAGTTTTTTTTGTTAAGAAATGTTCCGATAGGGATGATATCTGTGTCTATGATAGTTGGTTGATTAGGATCTGGGTTACTTGTCGTGTAGTCAACTCCTCCTGCTCCGTTATACCAAAAAGCAAAGATACCATCACCTGTAGGAAATTGAGCGCCCATTGGAGCTATCGTAGGAATACTGCCCGCATATGTTCCATACGAGAGAGAATTTGTCATTCGGAGTGCTTTAGTGCTCTCGATATCAATTGCCCACAATCCTGCAAAGTTATTTATGACAGATCCTGAATTAGAGGTACAAGAGACTGTAAAGTAGAGCTGATCTTTCCAATACATCGCCCATCCCCACTGGAAATACGGGTTTGTTGTTCCTGATAAATAGTCGGGTATTTTTTTAAATTCTTGGATATTTGACCCATTTGTAATGTAAATACGGCCTCTATTTCCCGCAAACACATAGGTAGATGAGTTCATCGTTACCATGCAGGTAATAAGATTTTCTGCACAGACGATAGGGTAACTGAAACTTGTTGAGATTCTATCCCAAGGATAGATATAATTTGAAGTTCCTCCTACAAGTAGACTTGTTCCAAGCTGAGCAAGACATGTCGCTCGTTCCCATGTTGGGAGTGCGAGTGCTGTTGATGCATATGTATAGGTAGTTGAGTCAGTTGGGTCAAATATTTCACCAGCTACTTCGATAACTGATCCAACCGCAGGCCCATTACAGAAATACAAAACATCATCGGTAGCAGATATTGCTCGGTGTCCCGCTACAGAAGATTCTGCTGTTTGCCAAGTATATTCCCACCCATCTGAAGGGTTCTTTGTAGGATCTTGCATATTAGATATCGGAAGATAATCGATACCTTGTTGCATAAATGCAAATAAATAATCCTTAAAAACTACAATACCTTTCACTGGAGTTACCACGGTGGAATGCAGTACGTTTCCTGTAAATTGAAGCGTATTTTGTAATGATCCGACTGAAGAGATGTACCAAACCAAACCATCTGTTGTCATAACAAATGTATGCTTAACAGCTTCACCAGTACTATAGACAGAGTTTGAATCGCTTGAGGTTGAGTCTGCTGGAGTACCAAAGGTATACACAGTAAATGTTCCTGTTCGAGATGTTACCACATCAAGCAACGTAAACAATCCTACGTCAACATATAGCTTAAATGTCGTAGAAGTGATGTCTCCAACATAGTAAGTAAGTCCTGCTGTCCCTGACCCTGTGCCAGAAACAGTGACAATTGTTAATCCCATTCCTTCATAAAACCCTGAAGTACTTGCAACCGTAAATACGTTTGTTGTTGCATCTGAACTAAATGAGGCATCAGTGTATCCAACAGGAGGAACATCCATTGATTCAGTACTAAATTGCACGCTCGCTTGTTTAGGCGACGATGTGATGTTTGCATTACGCATATCAGCAATACCCAAAAATGGAGAATCCGCAATGCCGTTTTCAAACCCACTGATGACGAGTTCTGGTTTTCCTGTTACAAAATTGTTTTCGATGCGGTATGACATATCTATATTGTTACATAAATTGGAAGAAAGCGCCTGAATTTTGGTTGCCTGCTGGCGGAGCGGTGAATATCCATCCACTACCCGCGGTGGCTACAGCTTGATTGTCTGTACTATTTGCCCCTGCGTACCATGTAGAGGATGGTGTTGCTACGGAGTGCTGAATATTGAGATAGTCAGAAGAAACTACTCCACCACCAGTTTTAACTAGATCATGGGTTCCAGTTGTTGAACTAGTGATAGTTATAAGGTTTCCTGCTGATCCTGATACGGTAAAGGATGCAAAAGTTTGGGTTGTTGACACAGTAAATTTCATCGTATGTGCAGCCGTACCAGTATTTTTTAAGTTATTGAATGTATTTGAATTTTCAATGGAAATATCTGCGGTATTGGAACCTAAATCAAACCAAACATTATTATATGTTTTATTACCTCCTACAAAACGTATTGGGTTAGCTGGTGTGCCAGTATATTTTATAGTTGATGTTCCAGCGTTGAGTGTGGTACCCGACGATGTAACACGCCATGGTATTGCGTCAGGATTATTGATAGTCCATGTAGTAGATCCTAAATTAAGTGTTCCCGCAGAAAGAAACATACTACTGGAAATAATACTAAATCCATTAGTATTTAGAGTTCCACTATTTTGTTTAACGCAAAGACCTGTAATTGTCAGATCGTCTGCAAGGTCGATAGTACCAGTACCACCAAATCCAAAAGAAGAGAAAACATTACCATTTGTAGTAAGAGTGCCAGGCGCACCCATAAATACACCACCACCTATATAAGTTATCCCACTTCCAAATATCATGTTACCTCCTGAACCAGCTGTAGATATGCCTCCTTGGTCATCGATTGTTCCTGTAAATGTTGTAGAGTCAAAAGACCCTACTGGTTGTGCTGTTGCTCCTACTGTTATCGTGACTACACCCGAAGCAGCGTCAAAAATTACCTCATCATTGAAGTCTGGTACTGATGCACCACCCGCTCCGCCAGATGTGCTAGCCCACTTTGTTCCAGCAGTTGTGTCCCATGTTGCAGTTCCTCCGACCCAATATCTATCAGCCATAATTACCCGATTATTTCTCCTATTACAATATCGTCTTGTTTTGGTACGATACCGAGATTATCTGCATTCGTTACTGCCTCCTGTGCTTCTCTGATCTTTGCGTCGATCTCGAGATTGAATCTTGTTTTTTTATCAACCAGTGCGTCTCTTTGAGCAACAAGGTCATTATAAATGTAGGTTGAAACCGCTTCCTTTACCACGATTTCATCTACGATTTTAAGTGTGTTGTCGTCTAATTTTATATATTGTTTCATAAATTTGTTATGCCACTGCGATACATACCCATTTATTGAGTGATGCTATTGTCTGATATTGTACCAATACTCGCAGGACAGTACTGATAACGGTTGTTGTTGGAAGTACTACAAGTCCGCCGTCTGCAAAACTTGAACCCCATGTAATTGCTCGTGCAGTTCCATTGTCAAGGAAGATAAACTCCAGAAAATCTCCGTTGACTGGAGTACCTGAGAGATTTGTCGTCATTGAGGTAATAGCTGCTGCAAGCCCTGTAAACTCAGCAATATCGGTGTTATCAGTATTTGTTGTCGGTGTTGCACCTGGAGCATTTACTGACACGAGTCGCTTCGTAACACGCTTGTTCGTGAGTGTCTGTGTTCCAGCATTCGTTGCTACAGAGGCAGAGTTTGTGCCCGCAGTAGTTACTCGGAAATCTCCTGTTCCTACCGTAAGAACCCCACTTGAATGTGTTACAAGAACATTACCGTTGGCGTAGTTGAGGACGGCACCAGATGCCAAGAAAAGATCTGACCATGAGAGTGATGTACTTCCGAGCGGAGCTCCGTCGTTTGAGTTTGGTGCAATGAGAGAGTCAAACTGGTAACCAGATGATCCACCTTGGAACGTGAGCTTGCTTGCAGCATGAGTAATTGTCACCGCACTGTTATTCCATCCAATTATTCCACCTGAAGCAAGGAAAAGATCAGAGAAAGAAAGTGTGCCAGAACCAAGCCCAGCTCCATCGTTAGAGCCAGGTAAGAGTGTAGTGTTTATTGCTACCGATGAAAGGTTTGAAAGAGCAGTGTTTGCTCCACTTGGACTTTGCCATGTAGCTGCTGTTCCACTCGTTGCGGTCAGAACTTGTCCACTTGTCGGAGCAGTGGCCGAACTTACGTCCACGGTTGTTGTCGCGCTCTTTAGTGCATTTGTACTACCAGAGGTGAATCCTGTAGCAGTACCTGTGATATTAGTTCCTACGAGAGCCGATGGGGTTCCTAGATCAGGAGTAGTGAATGCAGGGGAATTGGTCATTGCTACGTCTCCTGTACCAGAGATAGCATATTCTCCGACTGTTCCTGCGTTATCAAACAGAACATAGGTGTCTACTCCACTCGCTACTGGAGTTGTACCTACGGTAATCGTTGAGCTACTTCCTGCAGGGAGGAATGAAAGCCCACCAGTTCCATCAGTAGTTAGAACGTCTCCTGCAGAACCATCAGAAGTAGGGAACGTAAATACCGTTCCTGTGGTTGCAGAGTAGTCGAACACGATACCTGTCGTTGAGATAAGGCTTAGTTTTGTATTTGGAACGTCGATGACTCCATAGATACCGTTTGCAGTTGACCCCCAGTAAGTGAGTCCGTTTGTGCCGTCGTGAGAGAATTGATTGTTAGCAAGAAAATGAGTGTTATTGGACTCGTTAAATACTGCGATTGGTTGGTCGTTAAAGTCATTCCAGAGACCTGACACGCTTGAGATGGCGTCAAGGTATCCTCCGCTTGCACTTCCTCCTTTGAAAAAGAGCTGTGGGTTGCTTGAGGTGTTTTCGAGGCGGAGTGTTTCAGCTACCGTATCAAATATAATCGCTGTACTTGATGAGAACGTACCCGAGACCGCAATCTGGACACTTCCATCAGGACCAGACGCCCCTACGGTAGAGGGAGCAACCCATGATGTCACCCCAGATCCATCGGTAGTGAGGACTTCACCTGAGTTACCCGCAGTTGTCGGAACCGTCAATGTCCATGTACCAGCAGCGGCAGCGGGCTTAAGTGTCACGACACCCGAGGTGTTTCCGTAGAGACCGATTTGTGCACCAAGACCTGATTGACCAATAGAAAGCATCTCAGGAGCTGAAAGTCGTCCGATACCGACATTCCCAACAAAGGTAGCTGCGATATTCACCGATCCTCCCGATGCTACAAAGGTCGCTCCGATGTTCGTAGACCCTGTACCGATATGCGTGTTTGAGAACGATGCAACCGTAGTCGTCTGGTTGCTGGTAGCGTTTGTCCCAGAAAGAGAAAGTCCAAGTAGTTTTTGAGTACTTGAAGCTGCTGCGGTTGAGTTCGATGACAATGTCATTGCGGTCTGCCCTGCAAGACTATTCCACTGCCATGTCTGAGCAAATGCACCGTTATCGATACTGTTTGTAGCTCCTGCTGCGAGTATCTTATCCAAAAGTGTATTAGGTGTTGTCCACTGGAGCGTACCGTTACCGCCAATATCGACGAGCGCTGTACCTGCAGAACCGAACGCTGAAGGCATGATGTAATCAAGTCCTCGCATGCTAAACCGTGTGTATGCAGGCGCTACCAAGAACTGGTTAGGGTTAGTGTTTGTAGCTCCCGTACCGAGAGCAATAGAGTTCTTATTATTATTGGTCGATGTACTGTTACCAATAAGGATTGATGCGCCTCCTCCTGAGTTGTTATTCACAGGGTCACTCGCTCCAGCACTTTCACCGATAAAGATAGAGTTTGATGCAGCAGACGCTCCATTACCTGCACCGTTACCAATAAACGTAGAGCTTCCGATCGCTCCACCAACACTGTTGTACCCTGCACGATATCCAAGAGCGGTAAGTCCGATAGAACTCCCCGCGTTTTGTCCTGCACCAGATCCGATAGCGGTCATCAGGTTAGAACCTGAAGTGTTTGACCCTGCATCACTACCAACAAGCGTGGTTGCTGCGGTAGACGCTGAACTAGCACCAGCACCAACTCCGAGCCATGTCTCAGTAGAAGTGAAGTTTGTCGAACCAATCAATGAGGGGTTCCATGCCCGAGTTCCTGAGCCATCAGTACCGTAGAACTTATTATTGCCTGGGCTTGCAGTGTCGCTTACCAAGGTTACGGTTCCCGCAGTATTTACTAATGATTGTGAGAAGGTAAGTGCTGATTGCTTCCCATTAAAGGTATTCCAGTCAGTAGATGAGAGGTAACCGTCTGTTGAGGTGGTTGCTTGAGTGATACCAATCGTACCTGTAGAGGTAATTGTTCCTCCTGTGATTGGTGCCGTTGTTCCTATAGACGTAACTGATCCAAAAGCATAGTTTGGAATATTAAATACACCAGTCGTTGAATTATAGGTTGCAGCACCAGAAGTCCCTGATGTAGTTAATGATAGAGAGGATCGAGCACGCGCATCGGTGAAATACAGGTTTGTCTGGCCACTATCCGAAATATCATCAGTTGCCAATGTCACGATTCCTTGTTGGCCGTTAACGGATACAACAGCACCCGTTCCCCCTCCGTCCACGAGAAGTCTGTGTGTATTAGGATCAACATATACTGCAACAGGCGTAACCCCATCAACACTACTTGTACCGCCAATAACGGCTATTCTGTTGGCATCCCTAGGAAGGCTTATAACCATACTATGTACTCTTTGTTAGTAAATTTCCATCTGAATCAGTCGCTATGTACACAGGGGTAACACCATCCTCACTACTTACTCCCCAGATAGCGGTTTTCCTATTCGCATCTCTTGCTGCAGTGGTCTCATTAAAACTACTCCCTGTAGCACCATCAGATATTTTGATACCGTGCCCTAATATATTCACTTTTATAGATACAGGGGTGACACCATCAGTATCAAGTGTCCCGATTAGTGTGGCTACCCTATTAGCATCTAACGGAGTAGAGATTGCTGTCATATTGGAATAATATAGCTTTGATGTATCGACTGATATGGGGAAAAATTACATTCTTCGCTCATATTCTCGATAGAGCGCATCTCGTTCACTTTTAAGCTCTAGTTCCCATGAGTGAAGTGCTTTCAAATCACGCTCATACTTCAATAGCTTTGCGTTGAATGATATCTCTGCCATAGACAATTCCTCCTTACGCTTTTGCAGACTTGCTTCCTCCTCTTGTTGTTTCATGTGAAACGCTGTCATTTTTTCAACCAGCATCTCGGCACTTCGTTTTGTTTGTTCTTGTTGGGATAACACCCCTTGCTTTATAGTAGCCATCCTTTGCTCTGATTCCTGTAGGAAATGCTCCCTATCAGCAACGTCGGTGAGCTTTTCTTCTAGTTTTTCTAGCAGATACTCCGCCTGTTCTTCTTTTTCCTTCGCACGATCAATAATCATTTGAGCTTCTGCTAGTATTTTATCTGCTTCATCCTTGTACATTTGAATTGGGATCAATGCTTGTTTTTTTCGATTTTCGAGCGATTGAATCTCTTGAGATATACTTTGTATCAATACTGCATGTTCCTCTTGTTCTAGGGCCCATTTTGCTTGATTTAGGGCCATTGTAGAGGAGAAGTCTGCTTGGGCACGCGCAAGATTAAGGTCAGCTTCTTGGGCTAACTTGTTGATCTCTTGAGTGCGGAGTATTTTGCGGGTCAATTCCTCCTGTTGCTTGTCTTTGACCGCAAAGGTAGGGAGGAGTTTCATTATTGCTTGGTTTTTGGAGCTTTCTTGAGGGCCATTGGAGCTTTTTCAACAACATCCTCTTTGTCAGCGTTTAAGTCAGCAAAATCACTGATATCTTTTGGGGCATTCATCAACGGACTTCCTGTAGATGGTTCTGCTTGGAGGTCTCGCATCAATTCTTCCTTGATTTTGATACGCATGAGCTGTGTTTGTGGACTCTCTTCATCAGGGGCCATGAGATGCACGATCTGATCTTCCCATACCTTTCGAGCAGCAGGAACGCCAAGAGATGACGGAGCACGGTAGGTATTCGGCATCGCATTAGCGTTCTTTTGGTAAAACTCGACTTCATTGAGTTTGGCGTTACCAATCATAATTTTGTCAACAAGTTCCTTTGTGAGCTTTGCCGCGAGGTGGTGCGGGAGCTCAACGGTGTGTCCAGCAGGGATCTTAATCGGTTCTCCTCCCCATGCTGATACAAATTCTTCCTCAGTAATGTTCGTGAATGCAAACTTGAGCATTGGATTGTAAATACCCTGACGAATATAGAGCAAATCCTGCAATGTTTCTTCTTTTTGTGACATTGAAATGTTATTAGCTTTCAGCGCTAATCGGCCGAAGTTGTCAATATTGTACCAAAACAAAAAACCCCCGTATAGGGGGCTCTCTGTGTATAACCGAGATTAGTCGATTGTAAGATTCACCAATGCGTACTGGCCTGTAGCGGCAATAGTCATTGTGTATCCGAGGACATTAGTTCCTGCAATTGCTGGAGCCAATGAACCGATAGTACCACCAACGAGCATACCAACTGCGAGACCTGCAGTAGCGAATGTTCCTGTAACGAGACAAGAAGCGGGACCATGAGTCTGCATCCAACCGTAGTTAGCGATAGGTGTTGCAGCTACTGGAACTCCGATAATTGTACCTGTGACAGTACCAGGAGCTACGACAGCACCATTGTACGGACTGAGGTTTACAAGCACCTTTGAAGATGTTGTAAGTGCTACTTGGATAGGATCTTCAAGAGTAACCACACATCCTGTAGCCGCAGCGACAGCAGTGTTTGACTTAATCTTGTAAAGGTATCCCTGACCTGGAGTTACCGCTACTGACATGTATCCACCTGCGAGCAAGTTTGCTGCGAGTGTGAGTGAGTCAGTAAGAGTAACAGTGTATGAACCTGCTGCTGAAGCTGCAACCCCGAGACCTCCCGCAGGAGTCTGGTTAGTAGCATCTTGTGCAGGGCCTTGGTACACCTTTCCAGGTACTGCCGCTACTGCACCGTTGAGGAAGTATCGATAGATACGTCCGTCACCAGTAGTAGCTTGCGCTCCGAGATCTGTACCTTGTGTAGAACTAGATACGAACAACTCCTGAGGAGTAACTAATAGATTTGCTTTAAGTACTGACATTTTTTAACTCGTTCTCATACTCCTCCACCGTCCTTTTAAACATAAGTAGGAGAACATTTAATTTAATAATTACGCTGCTGCGAAGATACCAAGCTGTGCTACTGCTCTCCATGAAGTACCATCGCACACGAGTGTGATGCTATCTCCAATAACTGCTGTAGCCTGAGTGTTTGTCAAAGTAGTACCTGTTACTGAAGCCCCGTTAGGGTTTGCTTTAGCAAAGATGGTACCACCTGTGACAGTGAACCCTGCTGTGACGTTGGATACCGTGAAGGTATACCAGAGGCCATTTGAAGCAGTTGGAAGTGTCCATGATGGACTTCCACTAGTAGACCTGTTGTTGAATGTCTGACCTGACTGTGCTGCTGTTAGAGCAACGGTTGCCCCAACGAGAGCACTGTCAGTGACTGTTCGCAATGTTGGTCCAGTAATGTTTCCAGTTGCAGTGAGCGTTCCTGTAATGGTTGTGTT